AGCAGTTCTACCAGTAATAGTGTCTGATAAAACATCGCTGAAACCACCACTGTTATATTGAACTTGTATTTTTAACTGAACAGAAGAACCTAATAAGTCTCCTTGATCTGTAGCCTTTTGTAATTGTGGAAATGTTATTGTTACCTTTGCAGCATCAACATTAGTATTTGTTATTTGACGAGTGACAGGAGAAGAAGCTGTTACTGTTACTCCTACAGCAGTGGTTGATTGGCTACTTTCAATTCCTGGAATATGCTCTTGGTTTGACGTTCCAAAACGAGGTGTAAATCCTACATTTTGAAAGTTAAAATCTGCTGTTTGTGGATTAGTATTACTAGCACTAGAGTTAAGAATAGGAGTATCGTTTAAAAATATATCTTTTAATGCTGCATTGTTATAAGCAGTGCTTCCTTTTGTAAGTCCTGCTTTTGATGGGGTAGCAAAACCTTCTATCTCTCCTTCAGACAATAAATCTTGGATCGTAGCAAACTGCCTACTGTTTAAAGTATCAGGTGCTCTTGTTGGAGAGGGTGGTGTAGGAGGAGGCCCACCAGAACCTCTAATAATTTTATCTGTCATGCTGTTACCTGATTAGTGTCAATACCAGCAGAAATAACAACTGATCCTGTTACTATCTCACCGTAGGCTATTGGGTGAGAAGTACCAGCCCTAGATGTATTTTGAACACCAGAAAAACTAAATGATATTCTTGGATCTTCTTCATTAGAAAAATCTTTTGGTTCAGGTAACGGGAATAACATATCTGATACACCTTGCAAAGTTAATGCAGCACCAATGTAAAAAGCACCTTTTGCTAATCCTGAAGTAAATGTTAAAGCCTGAAATGGAGCTTGCGAAATAAATGCACCACCTGTAAGAAAAGTAGATCCAATCAATGCAGCACCTAATAATATTTTTCCTAGACCTCTACCGCCAGCACCAGTAATAACAGGAACAATACTTATATCCGATTGTCCTATTGGATCATGTATCTCAGTCTCATCAATATCATAATCTCCAATAAGTACTTGATAATATCTATTAGCCATGTGCTCTTCCAACTTTGGAAAGTTATGTATTAAAAAACTTACAGCATCAGCAGTGCAAGTTATTACAGCATCTAATTCTTTATGACCTACAAAGTCAGCTAGTTCTCCGTAAAGTTTAACTTTTCTGAGCATAGCGATACCTCTTACCAGTACATTTTAACAACCACTCAGAATATGGCTCTCTACAAGATAGTCTATCTGCTAAATGATGTAAAACCATATCTCCAAGAAAAATAGCTACATGATTTAAAGTTGGGTGCATTATCGACATCAATAAGACATCTCCTTTTTCTAGTTTCTCATCTGATCTAAGTTCTCTAAAGCCTGTTCGCCAAGCATAATTTTCAAACAAGGGATCTTCTAAAAACTCCTGTGGTGTCATAGTTCTTGCGTAATCTTTTAAAAGTATTCCTTTTTCTTTTTTATACCAATCGACAACTAAACTCCAACAATCAGTTACACCCCATACCCATGGTCTACCTAATAAATCTGGAACGTAACCTTCTGGCTTACATTCACCCCACTCCTCTGTTTTTGGATTAACAATATGCCAAGGTAATTTACTATGCTCACAACTTATACGATCAGCTTGACTTGGTATTGGAGGCGTTGAGGGGTGACTATGAACAACAGCTAAAATATCTCCTAAATTATCTGCTTTTACATAATCTTCTGGATTTAAAATAAACTCTTGATGGTTTGTTATAGCTAAATTTTGACAGGGATAGTATTTTTGTTTACCTTTTATATTGAGTAAAAGTCCTACAGCTTCTTTAGGATCTTGGTCTTTCGCATGAACCAATGCGTCATCTCTCCAACTCATTGCGTAAACGTGCCAATGCTAGGGAATAAAGCACGGGTGCATTGACGTTTAGGTGCTCTTACTCCAGCCATATCAATAGCTCCTGCTAATTCAAATTCAACTACATCTCTATTTTCTGCTGATTTTCTATCTACTGTATATATTTGACGTTTAAATTCTGCTGTAGGATCTGGTGTTCCTAATGGATTACTACCACCACTAAAATTCGCAGCATCAAGAAATCTTGCCATTGTTCTAATTCTTGTAAATGTAGCACCTGTTAAGTCATTACCCGTAGTTGTTTGATTAACAAGCAATAAAATAGCTGATATAGTTCCCAACGCATTACTTACAACAAGTTTTGGTCTTGGAATCTGACCACGTTGATATGCAAAACCTGTAGCTTCTATTGGAAATCTTTGATAAGAATTACCAGCCCAAACTATCTCTCCATTTGCATTAAGGTTAGATCCAGAATGAAATCTATATATTGTTGTCGCACCATGTAAAGAGTTATCTAACTGTAAAGTAAAAAGTTCAATAATTGCAGAGGGATTTATTTTTTGAACTTCACTAAATACAGGATCAGTGCTCATGGTTCAAAAACCTCTCTAAATGTTGTTTGTATTGTAGCTCTATTAAGATAATTAATAGTTTTTTGTCTTTTTCCATTCTCAACATATTGTGATGCAGCACTTTCTCCTGGCGGTGTAAAAGTAAAACTTGCTTGATCTAAAATTCTTGCATCAAGAAATGTCTCTATTGTGTCAGCATCTGTTTCTGATACTTCAAAACGTAAATTGTAGATTTTGGGATTTTGATGTTCTGCTAAACCAAACAATATTCTATGTTCATAACCATCTGCAAATTTAACAATTCTATTATTTGGTGCAGTCGTTTTTCTCATACCATAGGTTGGAGATATTGATGGGAATGTTGCCATTATGCAAGTAAACCTCCTGGTCTTTTTTGTTGTACTAATTCAGATTGTACTGCAACTGATATAAGACGACCAAGTTCTCTTCCTTTATCTTCATCTCCCTCTACAGCCGAACCAGAAGCATCTACATTAACAACAACGTTAGTTGTTGAACCTGAAAGCTGATTATTAGGAATTATTGTGCCAGCCGTTGAAGGAACAAACAATTCAGGTCCTTTTTCACCTACGATTGATGGTCTACCCACAGGTGGTCTGCCGCCTGTTGCAAAAGTATCAAGTGAACTAAATATTCCTCCAAAAGTAGAACTTAAAAATGTATTTATACCAAGTCTTAAAAGTTGACTTGCTATATCGTTTAACATTGAACTTGCAGCTTGTGCCAAGGATTGTGTTTGCATTACTGCCCCCACTAAAGCATCTGAAACACCTGTAGCAATAGTATTACCTATTTGTGCAAATTTATCATTTAATAAATCAGCATCAGTTTTTAAAAATTTAAAAGAATCAGAAATTTTCAAAGTACCGTCAAAAATATCTTTTAAAAACACATTACTCATATCTAAATTTTCATTAAAGAAACCAGCATTAGGTACCAAGCCATCTGTAAAAGCAAAACTTGTAGCAGTTAATGTATCAGCAAATTCTTTTGTACCTTCTGTAATTTTTGATGTTTCTTTATTAGTATTTTTATTTTCTAATGTTATTTGTTTTTGTGCAGCTAAGTTTTGATTGACTCTATCTCTTAAAGTATCCATTTGGTTAGTGGCTTCAATAAGAGGTTCTAATAACCCTCTTGCATCTAAAGTTGCCGCACTATCTGGTCCTTGTACTAACTTTATAACTTTTGAAATCCTATCTAACTGTGCAAAGAATTTAGCAGCATCTTCTTCTGTCTTAACGAAAGTAGGGTCTAATAATTCAACGGCTTTTGTTATATCTTCAACAGCATCAGATTGCATACCAAAACGTGCTTTAAATGAAGCAGAACCAACTGCTCTATTAGAAGCACCAATTTGTGCGTCTGTTAAAAGACCAAATATCTTATTAAATTCACCAGCAACTTGATTTAACAAATCAAGAATATCTTTTAAAGGTTGTTCAAATAATTTACCTAAGTTTTGCGCAAAAGTTTCAACATTATCTACGAAAGTACTAAATTTACCAGCCAATGTATCACTTTGTTTAGAGGCACCTTCAAAGAATTGGCCACCTTCACTTGTAGCTCTTTTTATTGCTTCTACGAATTTATCAGCACCTATTTCGCCTTTACTCATAGCTTCGGCAAGTGCTTCACCTGAAAGACCTGTTATTACTTCTAAGTCTTTAGTTACATTTATTCCTTTTTCTAAGAGCATTATATTTTCTTCTTGCATAAATTTATTCTTTGCCTGTACTTTACCTATTGCTAATGCAACACCATCTATTTCTGCACCAGCAGTACCAGCTATATCTGCAATTCTTTTTGTAATATCAACAACATTTTCAGTTTCAAAACCAAATGCTTTCATTCGTTTTGCAACTTCTATTAATTCAGAAGATTTAAAAGGCGTTACAGCACCAAACTCTTTTATCTCTTGGACAATTCTTTGGGCTGTTTCTGCACTCCCTGTTAATACTTCTAAAGCTTTAGTTTGTGTTTCAAGCTGCGCAGTCTGGAATAAAATAAACCTACCAGCACCAATTACAGCTAGTGCCTTAAGAAGTGGGGCAATAGATTTTGTTAATGTACCAAAACCAGTTGCTGCTACTTTTGCTGATCTGCCTGTGTCGTTTAATGACCTACTTGATCTATCTAAACGACCTTTTAATTTATCTGTACTGGTACTTAATGCTTGGGTTTGTTTATTTACACGCTGTAATGGGACTATGGCGTTCTGCGCATCAACTATTAACTTAATTGTCGATTGTGCCACAGATACAAATAACCTTTATTATATATTACCTTGTTTTGTTCTTTTGACGATTCATTTCTCTTTTTTCTCTTTCCATTTTAATTTCATAATAACCAGCCCAAAAAACCAGTTCTTCTTGGGTCATATTTTTTCTTAATTCTTTTATTGTTTTACCTAATTCTGCTGCGAGAAAAAACTCGAAATTTAACCAAGTATCTCGCTTTATTCTTTTTTTGCTGAATTTATATCAACCTTTATATCCATCATAAATAATTCAATTTCATTTAAGATGCTTTCAGGTAAAAATCTTTTTAAGTTTTCAGCATCACTAGATGCAAAAGCTTTGGTGCCATCTTCATTCTCTGCGATCTGGCAAAGCAGTCTAGTTGAAATAGTAAGACCTTCATCTGTACCAGCAGCAGCTTGTGCTTGGATTCTATCGTATCTTGTTAATGGTGGAAAATATAATTCTTTTAAAAGTTCGCCGTTTGGCTTTTTAAGTTCATACTTTCTTCTTTCACTCATTACTTCGCTAAAAGCTTCAGTAATAAGATCGACGTTTCTTTTTGCCATAAAATATTAGGTTGGTTACCCTAATGTACTATATAGCTGAAGTTATGGCACCACTTGTTATAAAGGTGATGTTCACTTCTTGTATCTCACCTAGAGTTGCACCATACTCTGCATTTGTAACTATTCCAGAAAAACCAATTTTTTTAGCTGATTGGGCAGAGTCAGGGAATAACTCAAACAATGCATCTGCAGCATCACCAGTTACAAGAACATCATCAATAAATGCTTGGTAATCTGAATTGCCAGATGGGTTGTAAAGTAAAGTTGCAGAACCTTCACCAGAAATAAGACCACCAACAAAAGTTTTTGAAGTGTCGCCCATCTTTGTAGTTTCCATTGTGTCCTTAGTGACAGACAATGACCATGCTCTTAAATCTGAAATGTCAGCTTCTGTACCGCCAGCATTTTCAAACATGATTTTTCCTACATCACCTTTAACAGCCATAACAAAAAAAAGTATTTATTTTATATTAACCTTTTTCTGAA